ATAGTCTTGGCTCTCTCATTCATATCAAGAATATAAGAGTAAGTACTCCTAGGATCTATCATAAAATATAAGTAGGAAATTTGCTTAAAAAACTGTTCTTTTGATGAAGAACGGTCTTGGTTATACAGCTTCCTTATAGGCTTGACCAACATGGCTTCATCTGCCACTTGGATGGAAAAATTTTCAACTTTGATTAATTTCATTACTTCTACTCTTTAAACATTATATTTCTCCTACTTACTGAAATACCTATCAGCTTCCCATTGTCGTCTTTTGGCAAGTCCAGATAGCTTCTGCCCTCCACAATATACCCATTTCTTAAATTCATCTCTAAGGAGTTTCTCAGAAGCTTTTGCTTTTATTCTTTTGAGAAGGGTACTTCCACCAAGGGCATTGCATCCAAGGTTATAGCTAAAGTCAACCAAGGCATCAAACTGTCCTTGAGTCATAGCAACTCCCAACTTATTTACATAGTTTTCATAAGTTACTAAATCCTTCCATAGTAGCTTCTCTGCATTATCCTTGGTTACAGTCATGGTAGCCTTTACATCAGCACCATAATGACCATAACCAATGGTTAGATATTTCTCAGATTTATCTGCCTTGTAAGGCTTTGCTGAGAATCCTTCAAACTCCTTCAATTTATTTATCAATATATCACTAGCTTTCATATTACTTCTTATTACTATTGTTCTTCTTTATTGTTGCCTTTATCTGCTGTTCTTTAAGTCTAGCATCATCTTTCTGTTTAGCTTTAAGATAGGAAAGGTTTTCATTGAATTGTCTTGTATTCTCTGATAGCTTTTCTCTTTCAAGAGCAGTAGTATCTACTGCATCACCTGCCTCTAGAGACATACGAATTTCTTCAGCTCTACTGTTTATCTGAGCCACCAAAATATTGTTCTCCATCTCATCTTGATGCATCTTATATTTAAGTTCTAACTCAGCTTGTGCCTGTTGAGCTTGTTGCTGCAATTGTGCTTGTTGCATCTGAAGTTGTTGCTGTTGTTGTTGCTGTGCTTCCTCTCTTCTCTTCTTCTCATTATTCTCAACCATCCTTTGTTTCTCAGCAGTACTCTTAGTGGTATATATCTTCATGATAGCTGAGAAGTCAAGAGCTTGATTCTGAAGGGCAGCCTGTGCAAGTGTGTCAAGTTTCTGACTAAGTTCCATGGTACCATTGCTATTGTCTACTACAAGACCATAATCACACTCTGCAAACTCATCACCATCAATTTCTACAATCTGTTTACTTCCATTGTCAAGGATATAGTCAAATTTCTTTTTTCTACCTCTAAGAGCAATCTTAGCTGTCTCTAGAAAACATTCAAGTACCCTCTTCTTTACATCATCATGTATGAAGAACAATCCTTCTGTAATAAGTGAAGATTGAAGAGTAGCCCTCTCAACACCCCCTACAGTCTCTCTGTTGGAAATCTGACCTTCCCTTTGCTTGGAGATTCCTGCTAGCTCTCCAATCTTAGTGGAAATCCATTCCAGCAAACTAATATATTGTTGAATCTCATTCCCAAGGGATGCATCTATAACTCCTGAGGAAGCATTGTTCATGGCACCTGCCAACTTACCAGTGGCTACACCTATGTTACCTTCCTTGAAGCTATCCTCAGCTGCTATATTATTGACATTGATATAGTACATCCACTTATCAACATCCCATCCTTTAGGCACCTTGGCAAAGTCCATCCTAATGATTTTACCCATGTTCTTTGCTATTACTTTATTAAGTCTATCATGGATAACATCATAGAGATAAGCATAAGGTTTCATTATATCCACAAGAGAGAAAGGCTCATTACCATTGATATTGTAGATACTACCAATAATGCCAAAATGACACCTTGAAGGATTACTAAGCCTATTGTACTGCACAGGTCTAGGTCTCATGTTTACATAGATGTCCTTACCTATCTTAGTACCTTCCCATGCTTCATTAACCCAAAATGTCTGTTCTTCCTCTCCTTTCATAGGGTCGCAATGGTAAGTCTCTGGATAGAAGTTAAACTCTTCCTCACCAGTTTCAGGATCATAGCTCTTTACTTTCTTAATTTGTCTTCTAGATTTCCAATACACCCTAAGTACTCTCACATTACCATTGCTATCATAAGGTAAGTAAGACTCATCAAAGGTATTATCAAATAGACTATAAGGGTCTATTACAGCATCTCCTGCTGTCTCAACACTAATATTAGGAACAAATCCATACCTAGGATCTAGGTTATCCATACTATCAGTATAAGGACTGGCATTACTATTGTCAGGAGCATTCTCCAGGGCTTCTATATCTTTCTTAGACAGTTGGTCATAGAAAGTATCAATAACTCTACCAGGATTCCAATAATCCTCAAGTACTATCATGTCAGCATCCTCTATCTTATTTGAATAACCTGACTTGATGACTCTCATCTTAGTAGGATTTATTTTCTCCACATAAGGTTCCCCTCCCACTATATCACATTGATAAGCTTCCTCTCCTACAGTATAGGCATCAACAAAACCTTTATTGAATAATTGGGGAATGTTAAGTTCCTTCATGTAATGATTAAGCAAAAGATTGCCTCTTACCTCTCTTTTATCTTGGTATTCATAAGTAAAATAATCTGATTGCTTCTGAATCTCTTGGTTAAACTCATCCTGACTTTGGGAATCATCCATAATTACTTGCTGAAGCATCATGTTTACTTGATTGTTCTTTTCCTCTTCTATCTCTGAAACAGCTGTTGGATTAGTAACTACAACCCTAAAGTCAAAGAGCCTCTTAGCTTCCTCACCTTTTAAGACAGAAAGCTTTGAGTTGATGATAGAATAGTGTTGAATATTATCTGGAATAAATGATGCATCCAAGCTATATGGATTTACCAATTGCTTGAGGTCACTCATGTGTATTTTACCATTGATAAGGTCATAGTTTATCTTCATAGCCTGTACAGACTTCCTTGTCAAGTGATAATGAAGTAAGCTATGATTGTCTCCAAAATCCACACATCTGCGCCTCCAAGATTTACCTTTCTTATTGAAGGTTAATTGTTGTGATGGAAATCCACCTATTGCGTTATATGCCATATTTAATCTCTTTATTTATTTTTAGGCAAAGATAATAAAAGGGATAAGCATTAAACAGGCCTTAATAACTTTGGTAGATGAATCTAAATATATTGGTTAGCATTATATATAAAAAGGAGAAAGACTCCCTTAGGAACCTTCCTCCTTGTATCAAACAGTTATTCTTAATATCCTCTTACACATGGAAATAGGAACGTATATTAAACATTCCATCTTTATCTTTCAACTTATCAAGAGCTAGTAGATGTATAGCTTCAAACAATTCATTACTAGGAATACTAGATAATGACTTACCTACTATCTTAGCAATAGAGGTTGAACTATCAGAGTAAATCATATTCATAGTTACATACATAGCCCACTTATTATAATAAGGTTCCTCTTCCATACAGACACCTTGGGATTCCATCATGGTTTCCCATTCTGACATATCCCAACATCCCTTAGGAGTCATATTGCTTACTATAGTAGTTGCCTCCTTCTTAGAAAGATAGTTATGCCAATTAATAGCTTCCAACTTATCAAGATAATCCTGTGCTACATCTGGTCTTAACTCTACCATATCTTTCATCATACCCTTCATAGTCTCACCAAAGACCTGCATATACTTAGGCTCACTAGAAGTAGCCATCTTAGTGTAGAGTCTATTAAATTCATTCATTATTTCTTTCTGTTCCATAGCTTTATGTATTATTCAACAAGTAAATTCTTTAACTCTAGGAAATCATCTTCATTGAAGACTATTGTCTTATTGCTACCAAAGATAATATTGGTGAAGATATTCTCAGGAAGGGTAAGTGCTATCTTTCCTTTGCCAATGGAGCCTTTTACTACTCCTATATCAAAAGGAGATTCCTCTATACCTTTGAATAGTTCCAAGGCATCCATAAACAAGGTGTCCATATTGATGTTACCTTCCTCATCAGCAAAGAACAAAGCAGCATTGTCAATTCCATTGCTTATCTTGCCTTTATACTTATTGATGATGTTATGACATCCTCTCTTAATATATACTGATGGTACTGCCAAGGTAGGATTCTCCTTTAACATGTCATCAACTCTTTCCTCTAGCCATAGGTCAATACTGCCTAGGAATTTCTCTTTCAATGTCTCTATATTCATTTCTGTTCCCCTTTCTGATTCTTAATATAATTCAAATATTCTTGCCATGTCTTATCACTATGGTTTGCTATATAGTCTTTCCATAAAGCCATATTTTTATCCTCTTCTTGCAAGGCATTTTTCTTTAGTTTCCTAATAAGTGCAAGGTGTCTTTCCAAGGCTTCCTTGCCATCCTTAGTACTTTCTACAAGGGGTCTTATGAGCTTGAGTTCTTCCCTTTGAAGAATATTGGCAACATCTTGATAACTTTCTACAAAGTCTTTATTTTGATTAAGAAAACTTTTCTGTGAATTAGTTAGACCATCCATTATCTTATCAATTTCATCCCAGATAGGTGTTTTAGATTGCTGAGGCTGCATTGTAAAGTTATTCTTTTGTTTTTGTAATTCAGCAAATTTCTGTGCCCAT